CGTCCGAGCTGCTCGGCTGACACCCCATAGTCGACAGCGTCTTTCAAGACTGCTTTGTATAAATCATCACCAGCCAAGTTTCCAAAGGTATTGCCTATGTAATCTTTGACCGCAGTGTCTGTGAAAAAGTTAGGTGCTGTCGCCACTTGGATTACCCCGGAATTTCAATGTTGCTGCTGATACCCGCACCCAGCTTTGCAGCCTTGAGTTGCACTTCTGCTTCAAACTCAGCCTTCTTGAGCTGCAGTTCCGCTTGTGCTTTTTCTCGTGCAAGTTGAATCTCCGCTGCAGCCTTTTCTCTTTTGGCTTGAATATCAGCCATCGCTTTTTGCTTATCGATTTCAATTTGAGCTTGAGCTTGAGCCATCATGGCTTGCATTGCCGGGTCTTGCTTAGGCTGCTGCGGTGGTGGGTTTGATAGCTGCTGGTCTTGCTGCGGTGTGATTGATTTAAAGAACACCGCCGAGTCTTTGAATCCCGCAGCTTCAATCATTCGGCTTAAAGTCTCACGATACTGGGCTACCGAAACCAATGGATTGGCTGGTCCATAACCTTGAATAATTTGCTCTTGCTTGGCAGCGATCATTGAAAGCATCGCCATCTGCTCTTGCCGATTACCCGTTCCTAAGCCCACGTTAATCTGTACATCGTATTGATTTGACCATTCGCGTGGATCCATTTCAATGTATTCACCACGCATTCTGATTAATCGGGCCTTGTCCTGATACTTGCAAAGTAAATGCAAAATGCCTTCAAATAAGCTCTTGACTCCCGTTTCTGCAAAGATTCGCGCTATCAGCTCTAGCTTGCCAGATGAAGCGTTCGTGAATGCAGCCACCGCCGTTGCTGTGACGTTTTGCAGCACATTAGGGTCTAGGCCCTGTGTTGCATCTGATATCCCCGTACGCTTAGATTGAACATTGTCCAAATACTCCAGCATCGGAAACGCTTGAGATGCCACTGGCTGCACTGCGAGAGGGACAACCGCTTGGGGGTTTTTCATCCTCACTATGCCGCCGGGGGTGACAGATAACAAATCATCCAAATTAACTTGACCCTCAACTGCGCCAATACGCACGTTATTTGTCAAATACAAGTTGTCAAGCATCTGGCGAGTAATCGTTGACTTTTGCAACTGCAAGTCCATTGCCTTATCTGCCAAGCTCAAACCGAAAAACTTACTCGGTATTGGAATGGGGCAAATGGAGTGAAAAGGCACGTAGTCCACTTCTTCAGCAGAGAGTACTGTTTGTGCTGCATAAAGAACCCTTACCAACTCAGCAATACCGTCACCGTCCATGTCTGTGCGCACATAGCACTCATACACTTCAACGTCTTGCATGGTCTCGTCTGTGCTTTGCGAATTGTCAGGCTGCTCGCCTTGTGAAAATCTGGCAATGCGCTCCGGGCTAAACGATAAATCATCGTAGCTGGCAAGGTTTGCGACAACCTCCGAATCAAACCCCATTGCAACCAAATCTGAGCGAGGCACAAGCGTACGCTGCGCAATAAAGGGTGAGTTCTTGATGCTCAAACCCCGCTTGGAGATCAAAAACTCCTCAGGTGCAATCATCTCAATCTTGACTTGACCCACCTTTGACTTACGAGCAACTTTGACCGTGAAACTTAACTCTGTTATTGGCTCACCTTTATCGTCAAGTTCAGGTTGATCATCCACAGTCATTACATTTTTTCTTGACTGCTCTTGCTCAACAATCTCATACGTGCCGTCTGACAAAAGCAATGACAACTCAGTTTCAGTCAGGTTTTCATAAACCTCTTTAGTGACATCAATTTTGTCATTCCAATAGGCTTTGATCACGCCAACCTTTTGCAGCAATGCCGACTTAAACCAATCGTGCATCAAAGCAAAGCCATCGTTATCACGATAAAAAACCCAGTTGCAATAAGCTGTAATTTGTTTGGCTACCTCATCATCGCCGGGGGCTTGTGGCTCAAAACGAACAATGTCATCGCTGCCTGTAAAGATTCGTATCAGTTGGGGCAATGCACCATCAACAACTTCCGCGACTTCCCCTGTGACTATCTGTGATCTGCCTTCTTGCTCATTGCCGTAAGGCATCCGAAGGTAATACTCCAGTGCCATTGCTCTTTGATCCACTGTCTCCGAGGTCACGTACCCTATCGCTGACTCGATTTCTGCGTCCAGCAGTGTTTTGAGTTTCTCTTCGTTCATAAGTCTCCCTAATCTGCAACTCAAGCTCTAGGACCCGCCTCTCAAGCTGGTCTAGCTTTGTTTCTATGTTTCCTTGACGGTTTACCCACATGACTGCTCCCAATGCATTGCAAAATCCATGTTTGTTATGTATTCTTCAAATATGAGCAATATTGATAGTTCGTCACATGAAACACCTCTTCACCCGCCTCCAGCGGCGTTTTTAGCTTGCCTTGTATCTTGTTGGGCTATTTGGTGGTGTCTAGATACGTTTCTGACGCTGATTGATTTACCAATAAGCTCACTATCAATTCGTCAAATTGCTTTAATCATCATTAGCCCAGTTGTGATGTACATCAGCTGGAAAGTTCTTTTATTCTTTGCTGCCGAAATGAAAAACGGCTTAAGTGAGCTTAAAACATACGGCACAAAATGGCAGTTTGTAACCGGCTTGTTTATTACGTTTTTTGTCATGCCAATGAGCCTTGGCCTTATTTGGTTTATGTACCAAGTTTTTACGGCTTAAAGTAACTCCTATTTAAATAAATAATCAAATCACCCACTTCGTATTCACCTTAAGCGGCTTACCCCAATCACTAATTGGCGTTTCATTCATACCGAGTGCGAGATATCTAAAAGCATCAGCAGCGTGACTTGACCAATCGTGAATTGGCTTGTCGTAGAACACATTACGCTTTTCATCCCACTCACGTCTATAGTTTTTAAGGCCATCTAAGCCGCCTCTTACCCTTGGCACATTGAACCAGCATCTATTCAATAGCCTTCTTGTAGCTTGTATACCGTCATCAACAGACAGCTTAGGTGCAACGCTGATGCGAAGCCCAGCTCCCTCAAGCATTTCTTTTCGAGACTTGCCAGTGCCCAACTCTCTAACCGCAACGTCGTGCGGCAAGATGTGCTCTGCATCTGCCCACTTGTTCTCTTTTATCCAATTAACGTACCAATCAAGACCCACCCCGTGGTTCTCAACAAAATCAATGAGCCTGACTTCTTGGCCTGTCACTTGAGCAACCCAAATGCAAGTTGAATCGCTCATTCCTAAATCCCAAGCCGTAAATGTTCTGCATAGATCATCACGTGTGATCTCGCACATCCGCTTCTTCTCTTCAAGCTCGTTCATGATGCTACCGTAGTAGCTGCCCTCAACGGCTGCAGTAAATGAGCACTGAAACTCGACCTCATACTTCTCAGGCCCCATTTCGCGCTTGGCTGCTGCCAACTCTTCAGGCAACAATATTTTGGTATCACTGGCCCTAAATTCAAGCAGCGTCCAACCATCTTCAACTTCTGCCCTGTCGCGCAGATCCTTAAAGTGATTGCTGCCCTTTGGTGTGCCAATAAATAAAGCCTTACCCTGCCTGTCTGCCAATGCGGGTCGCACAATCTCGGACCAAATCTTGGGGTTTTGATCGCCATACTCATCTAGACAAACAAAATCCCAAAACTGCCCACGTAATGAGTCAAATGAATCAGACCCATAAAGGCTGATTCTTCGGCCCCAGAAGTCCACTCTAAGCTCAGAATGATTTGCAACAGCACCTAATGGGCTGGTGTATTTGAGTAAATAGTCCCACGCCACACGCTTGGCTTGTGAGTAGGTAGGCGCAATGTAGGCATACCTTGGGTTTTCTTTCTTGTTTTGAACGGCGTCGCGAATCAAATGATTCAATGCTGCGACGGTTTTGCCCATCCGCCTGTGCGCTACCACCACTGCAAACCTGTTTGCATCCAAAGCATCATGGATTTGAAGCTGAGGTGCACGGGGCGCATAGGGAATAATTAGTTCTCGTTTGCCCACTTCACAACCATCTCTATTGGGCCACCAGACTCACCACTGACCTGCAAAGGTAACAACTTGGGATAAATCGTTCCCCAGAAAACTCGCTCATTGGCAGGGTCCTCTTTAGCCCAATCAACAAGGCGCTGGCTTCCCCCTAACTTGTCAGCTGCCAGCGCAATTGCATCTTTGGCACTGGTGGATGTCTTGTTACCAGAACCTTTAGGTCGACCCATCCCAGCTCTTGGAGGTTTGCGTTTTGCAGTATTTACCAGTAAATTAGTGATTTGGGTCATGGAAAGTCAAAAATGGAATTTGTCATCGCAATACTGCTAGGGCTTATTTATTACGCTGTGCTTAAACTCGTAGAGTTAGTCAAAGAACAAAAACAAAATCAAGAATTACAAATGAAAGCTCATAAAGAATTGATAGATGAGCTTTATCACTTCAAAGTAAAGTTTATTGAGCACAGCACAAAAGATGAACGCAGTATTGACCGTGCATACTTGCCGTAAGCAAAAATAATATGAAAAAACTTCTACTTCTCTTTTTGCTAATGCTTGCTGCTGCAAGTTCACAGGCTCAAAAAATACCACCAACACCAATCGATTTGCGATCAGCTTATTGCGTTAAACTTTATCAAAACTCAATAAAATTATTTGAATCTGATTTAGCAGAGGTTAAAAAAACCGATTCAAACTTGTATTTATCAACAACAGCTTTTGTTGAAAAACTTCGCAATGATTTAGATAAATTACAGAACTATCTATTGCCACGTACAAAGTTTTTAGCAGTAGAAGGACTCATAACAGCTGCAGAACAATTTGGAAAAGACGATGCTTTAACCGAATCTTGCATCAATCGTTGCACTGATAACAAAGTTTATCAAGCATGCCGGGCCGCATGCAATGTGGAAACAGGCTTTAACAGCAGAAATAAAATGTGCAGTGATTTATCGTGGCTACCTTATTAATCAGTAACCAGCTTTCTCGCGTCTCTCTTTGCCAGATGATTCGCCACGTTCATGTTTTTTCATGGCGGCTTTTGACTTGTAAGTCTCGCGTCCCCCAGACTCAGTAATCTTGCGACCAGCTTCAGCAATGCGCGTATAAACACGCTTGTGAAGCTCACTCATCTTGTTGCCAGAACCTTTCATGACTTACCTTTCGTAAATTGCATATTGACATATTCTTACCTTAAGAATGATCACACCCGCCGCCGCTAGGCCAGCAAGAAGAGCTTCTGCGCGGCTTGTCTCTACACGTTGTGATCTGCTGCCGTAATTTGTCTACGCCACCAGGGCGGCGTTGGCGATGGCCACACACAACCAATTCACCTAAATTGGCAACTGCAAGGATGTGGGAGTGGCGTTAAACTTAATAAACCAAACAAAAGGAGTTCTTGTGAAATATCAAAAAACTATCTTGACCCTTGTGCTTTTACCAATTTTGGTGGGATGTGATGGGTTCAACATTGGTAACGGCATGACTAAAGTTACTGAAGCGAGAGAATGTTACGAAGCTCTAAAGGCCAAAGCTGACACTACAAAGTTAAGATCTGAATACCCTGATGGCAATATAAATAAAAACAATTATGAATTAGCTTCAACAGCAGCAACCAATTGGCTTAATCTCGCTTGCAAAGATGTCAGGTTTTAGACAAAGCTATCCCCGCAACATAGCCAAGGAGTTGTAGTTCTTATTGCTTTGCAGTTTAATATCAAGTAAACAATAAAGGAATCACTACGGGTAGTGGTTTACAGATCAAATCAATATGTCATTCATACTAGTTGTATTTATTAGCCTGACTTTTTCAGTGGGTGCTGGCGGTCAGAAACTTAGTTGGACTCAAAATTTCACTGATAAACGCGCATGCGAAACAGCAAGAGGTGAAATTGAAGAGTGGGT